TATTTTGCTTTCAAGATAGACGATATTGAAGAGGCTCACAGTCACGTAAACTTCTCTCAACTCGCAAGTGACAGAGCAGGTTACAGACTAAAAGATAACTACGATCAAGACGTACTTGGTTATCTATCAGGATTTGCACAGGCATCTAATAATGCAGTTGCAAGTTCAGCGAACTCAACAGTTAACGGAACTAAAGCAGTATCAACTGCAGGTTCAGACGAATTGTTGACAAGCATGAAGCTAAAGAAGGGTGACTTCGGAAACATTACTACAGGTAGTGCAGGAGATCATTCTATACCGATAGCTCCAAGAATGGGTGGTGCAACTGCTCAAGCAACAACAACTGCTACACCATTGCAAATCATTGCAAGAATGGGCAGACTGCTTGATACACAGTTTGTAGACACTGATGGAAGATGGTTAGTCTTACATCCAACATTTATTGAAGTCTTAAAAGATGAAGATTCTCGTCTTTTAAATGGTGACTTCGGTGAGTCAGGTGGATTAAGACAAGGTCTATCTGTAGGAAGAATACATGGTTTTGACGTATACATGTCAAATAACCTACCTGCAGTTGGAACAGGTCCGGGAACAACAGGTACAGCAAACCAAAACTCCAACTATGGAGTTATCGTTGCAGGACATAGTTCAGCAGTAGCTACTGCAGAGCAAATCAATAAGACAGAGACATACAGAGACCCTGACTCTTTCGCTGATATTGTTCGTGGTATGCATTTGTATGGCAGAAAGATTCTCAGACCTGAGGCAATCGTAACTGCTAAATATAACGTAGCGTAAGGGAGATATAAATGGCAACTTTTGATTTAACCTCTAAAGATACCACTGGTGTATTTTCCGACTCTATCGTAGCTATGCCTTCTATGAAGAATAGTAACGTCATGAGAAATATTGAGGCTTACCTTGATATTGATGCGTTAGTAGCAGCAGGTGGCAGTTTTTCAGATGGAGACATCTTTCAGGTGTTAGAAATCCCAGCAAATACTTTAGTCTTGAATGCAGGTGCAGAAGTAATGAAAGCATTTACTTCAAGTTGTACTCTTGACATGGACTTTGATGGTGGTGATGACATTATTGATGGTGCAGATATAACCTCTACAGGTTTTTGTGCAGCAGGAACTAATGGTCAAACTAACACTGTTGTAGGAAGTGCCGCTTCAACTTACACTCAGTTTGTAACTACTACAGACACTATTGATTGTAAGATTGCAGGTGCTGCTCCAGCTACAGGCAGACTCAGAGTTTATGCAACTGTTATTGATTTAGCAGGTCATGGACTAGATGATAAGCCTGATGAGGTCGATAGAGACCAGTTAGCGTAACTATTTAGGGGAGCAGGGCAACTTGCTCCTCTTTACACTTAGGAATTACAAATGTCAGGAACTTTTCTTTCTCTTACAAATAAAACTTTGGCAAGGTTGAACGAAGTACAATTAACTTCTTCATCTTTTGTAAATGCTAGAGGAATACAAGTTCAAGCTCAAAACGCAGTAAACGAAGCTATAAGATATATTAATCAAAGAGAATTTAATTATCCTTTTAATCATAGCACAGAGACTAAAACTTTAACTGCAGGTGTGGTAAGATACACAGTTCCGACATCAACTAAAACAATAGATTATAATACATTTAGAATAGTCAAAGATAGTGATTTAGGCAACTCAGGATATAGATTAAATCAACTTGATTACAATGAATACATAAATAGTGTTATAGATCAAGAAGATGAAATAAACACTACAACAACAAGCACAACACACACAGATAGTGTAACAACTATAACAGTGGCAAGTACCTCAGGATTTGATTCTGCAGGGACTTTACACATTGGTAATGAACAAATAAGTTATACTGGAATTGGTAGTAGCACAACATTTACAGGTTGTACAAGAGGTGCTTTTAGCACAACTGCTGCTTCTATAGCTAGTGGAGTAACAGTAGCACAATTTAGTAAAGGTGGTATACCTGAATATGTAGTTAGAACTCCTGACAATAACTATTTATTTTATCCTTTTCCTGATAAATCATATTCTGTAAAATTTGATTTTTTTACTTTTCCAACAGAATTATCTGCACATGGAGATACAACAAGTATACCTGAGAGATTTGATCCTGTTATAATCGATGGTGCAACTGCATTTGTATATCAATACAGAGGCGAAACATCACAGTATCAATTAAATTTTGACAGATTTGATCAAGGCATAAAGAACATGCAAACATTGTTAGTAAACAAGTTTGACTATGTAAGGTCTACTTTTATACCAAGAGTGGGAGCATATAGCACAACAAACATTATTGGTAGGACAGTTTAATGCCTGATACATCACAAGTAACACCTGTAAACTTTCCGTTACAGGGTGGGTTAGTTTTAAATAAATCTACGTTTGCTATGCAACCGGGAGAGGCATTAGAGTTACAAAACTTTGAACCTGATATACAAGGTGGATATAGAAGAATAAATGGATTTACTAAACTTGTTGATAATATTGTGCCACAAACAAGTGCCTCAACAGAAGCAGTTTTATTATCTATAAAATTTAACAATAAGATTGTTGCTGCAAGAGGTGAAAAAATATTTACTGCAACTGCAGGTAATAATTCTTGGTCAGCTATAGCTACAGGAAGAACAAGTGCAGGTGTTTATGATTTTGAAATATTTAATTTTGATGGCACTGATAAGTTTATAGTCGCTAGTGGTAGTAATAATGCACCGACAGTATTTAACACATCTTTTACAGCAACAGATATAAGTTCAGCTGGTACTGGAGAAATATCAACTTCAGTGGCAGGTGCTAAGTTTGTAAAAGCATTTAAGAATCACATGGTTTATGCAGGTATGTCAGGTAAACCACAAGAAGTTGTAATAAGTAAAGGTCTTGATGAGACCGATTTTAGCACTTCAGGAACTTTACCTGCTAGTAATTTTTTAGTTGATGATACTATTGTCGGTCTTAAAGTTTTCCGAGAAGATTTATTTATCTTTTGTGAAAATAGAATATTTAAATTATCAGGCACATCAGCCTCTGATTTTGCAGTAATACCTGTAACAAGAGATATAGGATGTGTAAATGGACAGACAATACAAGAATTTGCAGGTGATTTAATTTTCTTAGCACCTGATGGATTAAGAACAGTTGCTGGTACTGCAAGAATTGGTGACGTTGAATTAGGAACTATAAGTGCTACTGTTCAACCTTTGTTTAATGATAACATAGCAACTGCTACTAATTTTACGTCTTTAGTAATACCAAATAAAACTCAATACAGAGTATTTTTTTCTAAGGCAGGAATACCTGAATCTATAACAGAAGGTGCTATTTGTTCTTTAAGAGGACAACAATTTGAATTTGCTAAACTAAAAGGTATAAAACCATCGTCAACATCTACATTTGTTGACACGACTGGAACAACAATAATACATGGTGGATTTGATGGATTTGTTTATGAACAAGAAAGTGGTAATGACTTTGATGGAACTTCTATAGATGGTAAGTACAGAAGTCCTGATTTAGGTTTTGGAGATGCAGGAATACGTAAACATATGCAACGTGTTCTTGTTAGTTATAAACCTGAGTCTTCAATCAATGCAGACTTATTATTAAGGTATGATTACGAAGACCCTAATACACCAAGACCTGCAGCTTATTCTTTATCTGCAGGAGATGTAGCTGCCGTATATGGTAGTGCTACTTACGGTGTATCAACTTATGGTGGTCAGGCAGAACCATTACTTAGACAATCTGTCGAAGGTTCAGGATTTACTATAGCACTTAGAGTTAATGATAACGGAACTTCTGCACCATATGCGTTAAGAGGTTTCGGATTAGAATATCAAGTAGGAGCAAGAAGATAAATGGCAGGATATACTAGACAATCTACATATACAGATGGAGACATAATAACTGCGGCTCATACCAATGATGAGTTTAATCAGTTATTAGCAGCTTTCGTAGCAAGTACAGGACACTCACATGATGGCACTGCAGCCGATGGTGGTCCTGTAACCACTCTTAGAGATACTGATTCTTTAAACAAAATATTTGTAGACACAACAAACAATCACTTAGAATTTTATGTAGAAGTATCTTCTGCTGCTGTACAACAATTAAGAATACAAGATGGTGCTATTGTACCAATTACAGATAACGATATTGACTTGGGAACAAGTAGTCTTGAGTTTAAAGATTTACATCTTGATGGCACTGCTAATATAGATAGTTTAGTTGCTGATACTGCAGATATAAATGGTGGCACAATAGATGGTGTAACATTAGGAACAAACAGTGCAGTTACACAAGCAGTTATTGATAATATAAATATTAATGGTGCTACTATAGGTCACACAGATGATACTGACTTACTTACACTTGCATCAGGTATTTTAACTGTCGCAGGAGAGATATCTGTAACTACACTTGACATAGGTGGTACTAACGTAACTTCTACTGCAGCAGAGTTAAATATTCTCGATGGGGTTACAGCGACTGCCTCAGAGTTAAATATTCTCGATGGTGTAACATCTACTGCAGCAGAGCTAAATATACTAGATGGTGTTACCTCTACTGCAGCAGAAATAAATATCATAGATGGTAATACTAGTGCAACATCTACAACTGTGGCAGATGCAGATAGAGTTGTTTTAAATGACGATGGAACAATGGTTCAAGTTGCAGTTACAGACTTAGACACATATTTTTCTGCTACAACAAAAACTCTCACAAACAAAACACTAACTACTCCTGTTATTGCAGAGATAGATAACTCTAGTGATATAACTCTTGATGCAGGTGGTGATATTATTCTCGATGCTGATGGTGCTAACGTTATATTTAAAGATGGTGGTACATCAATACTTGATATAGCTAACAATTCTAGTGATGTAGAATTAACAGTAAGCACTGCAGACAAAAACTTTGCAATAAAAGGAACAGATGGTTCTAGTGCAATAACTGCTCTTGACATTGATATGGCATTAGCAGGTAAAGCTACTTTTAGTGGTGACGTAGTTGTTACAGGTGACTTAACCATATCAGGTGATGACTTGACTATGGGTACTAACACTAGTGGTCACATTATGGTTGCAGATGGAACTAACTTTAATCCTGTAGCAGTATCAGGTGATGTAACAATATCAAACACAGGTGCAGTAACCATAGCTAATGATGCAGTAGAAACTGCAATGTTAAATGCAAATGTTATTAGTGGACAATCTACAGAGACATCTTTAGATACATCTAATGATACATTATTAATGTTTGATAACTCTGCTAGTGGACTAAAAAAGATTACACTTGCAACATTATCATCAGGACTTGGTGGATTATCTGATATAAGTGGTGATAGCACACCACAACTAGGTGGAGACCTAGATGTAAATGGAAATGCTATTGTTTCTGTATCTAATGGTAATATTGCACTTACACCAAATGGAACAGGTGTTGTAAGAATAGATGGTTCTAATGGTATTGATATGCAGTCAGGTTCTATATCTATTAAGAACTCAGGAAGTCAATCTTACATAGACTTTTATTGTGAATCATCAAATGCACACTATGCAAGATTACAAGCTCCTGCACACTCTGCCTTTTCAGGAGACATAACATTAACTTTACCTGCTACTACAGATACAATTACAGGTATAGCAGCAACACAAACTTTAACAAACAAAACATTAACAAGTCCAAAGATAAATGAAGATGTAGCATTAACATCTACTGCAACAGAGTTAAACTTATTAGATGGAGTTTCAGGATTAGTACAGGCTGATTTTACAAAATTAGCTGCCGTAGATTCAACTGCTACAGAACTAAACTTAGTTGATGGTTCATCTGCAGGAACAATAGTAAATAGTAAAGCAGTCATATATGGTTCTAGTGGTGAAGTCAATGCAACAACATTACAAATAGCAGGGACTTCTATTACATCAACTGCAACAGAACTAAACATATTAGATGGAGTAACATCCACTACTGCAGAACTAAATATATTAGATGGGGTAACATCCACTACTGCAGAACTAAACATCTTAGATGGAGTAACATCTACTGCGGCAGAATTAAATGTCATGGATGGTGACACATCTGCTTCAGCGATTACATTAGCAGATGCAGACAGATTAGTAACCAACGATGGTGGTACTATGAAACAAGTAGCATTAACTACTTTGAAAACATATTTGACAAGTGCAGGTTTTTCTAGTGAAGACCCAACTGCATTAGCGATTGCATTAGGTTAATTAAGAAAGCATTGACAAATTAGTAAAAATAGGATATAATTATGGCAAATACATTTAAATTAAAGAACAACGCAGTGATGCCTAGTAGTGCAGGTACTCCTGACACTCTTTACACTGTGCCTAGTAGCACAACTACTGTTGTTATAGGATTGACACTTGCAAATGTTCATACATCACAAGTCACAACTTCAGTTACAGTAATAGACAGTAGTAACAGTAATGAAACTTCACATGTGGTAAAAAACGCACCGATACCTGTAGGTGGTAGTTTAGAGATCATGGGAGGTAATAAAATAATTTTAGAAGCATCAGATATTATAAAGGTAGATTGTTCTGTAGCAGACAAAATTAGTGCTACATTGAGTATTATGGAGATTACATAATGCCTTATATTGGTCAGAGTCCTAGTGACACTTTACCTACAAGTATATCAATTAATAGTATAACATCTGACGCAGGTGTAGGAAGTGCTATAACAATAGGTGCAGGTAATGTACCTAATACAGATGGTGCAAGTAGCACAACTAATGTTAGTGGAAATAAAGCTCCAGACTTTTCCCAATATACTAATTTTATTTATACACTAACAGGTAACTTAACTTTAACTGACCCCGGAGATGAAGTAGCAGGACAGTCAGGTGTATTTGTATTTATACAAGATGGCACAGGTGGTCACACATTATCTCATGCAGATGACAGATATCATGTAGCAGGGGGATTTTCTCTTACTTTATCTACAGGTGCTAACGATGTAGATGTCGTGCCATATTTTGTGAAAGCCGATGGCACAATATTGTTAGGAGCAATCCAAAAAGATTTTGTAGAAGCATAATGGAGAGTAATTAATGCCTTATATTGGAACATCTCCCTCAAATGGAGTAAGAAGAGTATACTCATATACTGCTACTGCAAGTCAAACTACTTTTAGTGGTGCAAGTACAGAGGGTCAAACTCTTGCATACACAGACTCTACTTACATAGACGTATATCAAAATGGTGTTTTACTAGATAAATCAGATTATACTTCAACCAATGGTACACAAGTCGTATTAGCTCAAGGAGCTTCTGCAGACGATGTTGTAGTCATAATTGTTTATGATGTCTTCTCTGTAGCAGATACAGTAAGTAAATCTGATGGTGGCACATTTGATGGTGCTGTAACTGTTAGTGGTAATTTCACCTCTTCTGGTACAATAACAGGAAATGCCTTCAGTGGTGACGGCTCTGGATTATCAGGTGTAGGAATTACAGGTTGGTCTAACAATGGTACTAATAATGATTTACTTCCTGCGAGTGCAAGTGCAGGTATTTATCTAGGTGTAAATTCTGCGACTGCCTCTAACTTGCTACATGATTACGAAGAAGGTTCTTGGACACCTTCATTAAGTGGAGTAAGCAGTCATTCTACACAAGTTGGGAGATATGTAAAAGTTGGTAATATAGTAACTGCTCATGCCCATGTGGCTGGTGTAATAACTGGAAGTGGTAGTATAACAGTATCAGGATTACCTTTTTCATCAAATTCAACTACTAATATGCAACAATCAATGAGTGTGGGATTTAGTAGTTATATTAAATTTACATCTGCAAGTATGTTAGCAATGACTGCAAGAATTGCTCCAGATGCAACTGAATTTGGACTTCTTAGGTATAGACATAATAATAATGGTGATGGGGTACAACGTGGTGACCAAGATGGCGATTCTGTAACTCTTCTTATTGGGGGTACATATATAACAGATTAGGAGCTTTTATGAGTTTAACAAAAGAAATTAAAATAGGTAAAATAGAAATAGTAAATAATTGGTCAATCCATGTAAGAACTGACACTACTATAAAAGAAAATGGTAATGAGGTATCAAGGTCAGTACATCGTCATGTCTTGCAACCTTTTGCATCTGTTTATAAAACAAAAAAAGATGATGATGGAGCAATGATACCTGATTTAGATAAAGACGGTAAATTACAATGGACACATACAGCTACTGATATTTCAAAAGAAGACGCACAAGTTCAAACTATTTGTAATGCAACATGGACAGATAATGTGAAAAAAGAATTTAAAACATTTAAAGAAGCACAAGAAGTTATTTAATTTGGAGATACGTAATTGACAGGTCAAGGTTCATTATGGTTTGGTGAGGGAAATTTTTATAATAACGTTGCTACACGTTCATTACGAATGGATTATGATACTGGACCATATTTAAATTTTACTCCTTCAAGCACTGGTGATAGAAAAACTTGGACTTGGAGTGGTTGGATAAAAAGAACTAATGTAACTCGTTCTAACCAATATATTTATACTGCTCACTCTGGTAGTAATTATTTTGCTTTTTATTTTAAAGAGGGAAAACTTGCTAGTTACTATGGAACTGGTAGTAATTATGGTATAATTAGTGACGTACAATTTAGAGATACTACAAATTGGTATCATTTTGTACATCAAGTCGATGCTGCGAATACAAGTCAAAAAGTTTGGGTAAATGGAGATGAAATAGCATTAAACTCTAGTAGGAATCCCGGAGATAGCAATTATCCTATGAATCAATCTAGTGTACCTATGGTTATTGGAAAACACTCTTGGGGTACATCTTATTTTAATGATATGTATTTAGCTGAAGTAAATTACACAGATGGTCAAAAATATGAAGCGTCTGACTTTGGTGAAACAAAAAATGGAGTTTGGATTGCTAAAGAACCAAATGTAACATATGGTACAAATGGTTATAGATTGCAGTTTAAACAAACTGGTGATGGTGAAACTACTGCAAGTTCAACCACAATAGGTGCAGATACAAGTGGTAACAATAATCATTATAAAGATTATAATTTAGATGAACACGACAGTGATTTACCTGATAGTCCTGAAAATAATTTTTGCACATTATTACCTTTAAATACAAACGACAATAGAGGACAAGTAACTATCTCTAGGGGTGCTTTAAGATTTCAGTCATCGTCAACTAATAGAGGTTTTACAACTGGAACTATAAAACTTCATGGCAAAGTTTATTTTGAAGTGCTTTCTAAAGATGGCAATAATGGTTTTGTTGGTATTAATAATATTGAAAATACAGTTCATAGTGGTAAAGGACAAAGTTTAGATATGTATAATGGAACACCAAGAATAGATAACTCAATATTAAGTAATACTGGCACTTTTGATGATGGTGATATCATGGGAGTTGCAGTTGATGTAGATGCAAAAAGTATTCAATTTTTTAATAATAATTCTAGTGTTTATTCTGGAAATTACACGACAGATGCAGAATATTTTCCTTATTTGTATGATTCATCTGGTGGTAGAACATCAGATAATATAGCAAACTTTGGGCAAGATAGTTCTTTTACTGGAGAGAAAACAAGTGGCTCAAATAATGCTTCAGATGATAATGGAAGAGGAGATTTTTACTATGCACCTCCAAGTGGGTTTTTAGCATTATGTTCAGCTAATATGCCAAACGTTGCAATAGGTCCAAATAGTAGTACTCAAGCAGATGACCATTTTAATACAATTACATATGATGGTAATGGCTTAAATACACATCAAAGAACTGATGTTGGTTTTCAACCAGATTGGCTATGGATTAAGCCAACAAACCAAGTTGCTTCACATTACTTAGCTGATTCCAGTAGAGGATTAGGAACTGGAGATAGCATGAGAGTTCTTATGACAAATGGTACTACAGAAGAATACGCGGGAGAAAATGACCAAGTTCGTTCTTTTGACCCTACAGGTTTTACTTTAGATGATAATACAGATGATACTTGGTATGTTAATAGAAGTAGTGATACCTATGTGGCTTGGAGTTGGAAAGCTAATGGTGGAACAACTTCAAATATTTCAGTAGGTGATATATCAAGTGGAGTTCCATCTATAGCAAGTACAGTACAAGCGAACACAACTGCAGGATTTAGTATTATAACATATACTGGAACTGGAAATAATGGTACAATAGCACATGGATTAGGTGCAGTTCCTAAAATGATGATAGCAAAAAGACGAGATTCAACTAGTCATTGGGTTACCTACCATCAAGATTATACGGATGCTTCTTATTGGATACCTTTAAATTTAACTACTGCTCAAGATGTAGAAGCTACACATTGGAATAGCACAGCACCTACATCAACAGTGATTAATTTAGGAGATAGTACAAATACTAATGCATTAAATGGAACTTATGTCCTTTATGCTTTTGCTGAAATTGATGGATTCTCTAAATTTGGTTCTTATAATGGCAACAGTAATGCAGATGGCACATTTGTTTACACTGGATTTAGACCTGCTTGGCTTTTGATTAGAAGAACTGCAGCTCATAATTGGTATCTTTACGATAATAAAAGAAATACTAGCAATGTAGTTGATTTAGAATTAAACCCAAATACCAATCAAGCAAATGCCACATTTACAACATTGGACTTTTTAAGTAATGGTTTCAAATTAAGAACGAGTAATGATGCTTTTAATGTAAATACATACATTTACTGGGCATTTGCAGAACAGCCATTTAAATTTAGTAATGCAAGATAGGGAGATAGACTATGCCGTGGAAGCATAACGGAAGAACAATAAAAGTAGGAAGAAGTTGGGTAGATGACAATAAAATTAGACATCCTTCTAATTGGATGATATGGTCTGACTCTGCAAAGAAAGATAAAGGTTTAGTTTGGGAGAACCCACCTGCATCTGAAACACCTTTTGATGATAGATTTTATTGGGGTAGAAAAACAGATGGTAGTTTAATTGAACGTAGTCTTACAGATGTAAAGTCAACTGATGAGGATGGAAAAGCAGTAATAGACCCTATGACAGGTAAACAAGCAGTACAACTAGGATTGAAATCTATTTGGATAACTAAAACAAAACAAACTGCTAATACCTTATTATCTAACACAGATTGGATGATTACACGTAAAGCAGAAAAGGGAACTGCAATACCTGATGCAACAACAAAATATAGAGATAGTGTAAGAACTGCTTGTAATACAATAGAAACTAAAATTAATAATTGTTCTAACTTAAAAGAGTTTATGGCATTGTTTGAAGCTGAAAAAGAAGGCGATAACGCACCTATATATGATTTCCCACAGGAGACTACAGAATGACAAAAGCAGCAGAATTAGCAAAGATGGGCGAAGTCCTAACCAACAGTCAGATTAGTGGGCGAAGAAATATTATCATCAATGGTGGTATGCAAGTTTCACAAAGAGCTACAAGTTCAAGTAATGTAGGTTCGGCTGCAGGATACTTTACTCTTGATAGATTTAATGTAGGAATAAATGGAACTACAGCAGGTAGATTTACAATGTCACAATCTACAGATACACCTGATGGTTTTACTAACTCTATGAAAATAGATGTTACAACTGCTGATACAAGTATTGCATCAGGTGAGTCAGTAGGGGTTCTTCAACGCATTGAAGGGTTAAACGTACAATCGTTAGCTAAAGGAACATCTGCTGCAAAAAAATCTACATTTAGTTTTTATGCAAAAGGTACTGCAAAGACATTTATAGTAGAGTTTCAAGATGATAATTCACGAAGATTTAGTAGAACATTTACTACTACAACTTCTTGGCAAAGATTTACGATAGACGTTCCTGCAGATACAACTGGAGAAATAGATAACGATATTACAACTGGTCTGACTATTATATTTTGGTTTCATGCAGGTTCAGACTACACAAGTGGAACTTTACAAACAACATGGGGTGGAACAACTAGTGCAAATAGAATGGTTGGTTGTCAAAGTCTTTTTGATAGCACAGACAATGAATTATATATCACGGGTGTACAACTAGAAGTAGGCTCTGTAGCCACACCATTTGAGCATAGGACACTTGCTGAAGAATTATTACTATGTCAAAGATACTATCAAAAATTTACATTTACTTATTTTAATTTATCAAGATATTATCACAATACAGGAGCAAGACTAAATGATGTCCATTTTTATACAGAGATGAGAGATACTCCAGTAGGCACTAATAGTGGTACATTTACAAGCAGTACTGGATTTGCAGGAAATCCTACTATATACAACACTTTCACTGGCAGATCAGGAATTGGTGCAGGAAGTGGAAGTGCTAATAGTGTAATTTATTTAAATAGTGGAAGTGATGCTTTTCTTCAAATGGATGCAGAATTATAGGATATTATATGAATAGCAACGAAATACAAATTACTTCAGCACAATATGTGACTAATCCAGTTGATGGTGAAAAACAAATTATTAAAATAATTTCACGTAATCAAACTTTCTTTGTTCCAATTGGTGCTAACCACAGATACTACAAAGCAATCCTAGAATGGGTAGCTGAAGGCAACACAATACAAGAAGCAGAATAAACATGGAAATAGATGCAATGTTATTTTGGAATATTATCCTAACTATGGTCGTTGTACCATTTGGTTGGGCATTCAACAAGATGTTTGGCGAAGTAAAGAGATTACAAATATTATTAAATAAGACACGAGAAGAGTATGCACGTAAAGATGATGTCAAAGAAGATATGCATGACATCATGGATGCAATGAAAAGATTAGAAGATAAGTTAGATAAAATATTAATTGGAGCTAAATAGTGGCTAGATTTATTGGATTTAAACCTCAGGGTATACAAAAGATTGCCTCTAGAATGGGGTACACAGGTTCGATGGATGACTTTGACAGTTACCTAGAACAAAATCCTGAGAAGAAAAGACAAATGGTTGTCTATGAATCTTTAGCTAGGCAGATGGCTAAAGGTGGTGTTGTTAGAATGCAAGAGGGTGGTGCTACTCCTCCTTCTTTCATTACAGACCCTATATATACAATCCCCCCTGCTGAATTAAATCTTCCTAACCCTAATGCTCAAGCAGACCCAAGACAATTACCACAAGCAGATGTTCCTGTAGGATCAGACTACACACCTGAAACAGGTATAGGAGATGTTTTTACAGATAGAGCACAAGACCCCTCTTTACCTGAGGGTGGTGTAACTATACCTGTTGGCACACAAGTAACTCAAGATCAGCTTATAAGTGGAGACACAGGTCAAGTAGAAGGCACAGTTGGTGTATCTACTGCACAAGCAACAACTACAACTCAACAGTTACAAGACGAAAAAGAGGCTAACCTAACAACTGCAGAAAGAAGTTCTACTGGAGTAGATAGTGCTTTAGCGGCAACTAACGCTGCCCAAACAAGTTTAGAAGACCCTAGAGCCTCAGTTGTTGCTGCCCAACAAACTGCAACAAGTGTTGGCGATTTAAATGCTGCCCAAGGTCAAGCAATAGAATTACAAAATCCTGTTCAAAGAAAAATACAAAGTGGTGAATTAATTGAAGGTGCGGCAAATGCAGAGAAGGCAGCTAAATTTACAGAACAAATTGAAGCGGCAACTGCAACACCTAGTGAAAAGGCAACTGTAGCAGGTCAGCTATCATCATTAACAAAAGACTTTGATCTTGAAAATCCTCCTTCATGGGCGGCAGGAGCTATAAGAAGTGTAGGTGCTCAACTAGCCAAAAGAGGTTTAAGTGTTTCTAGTGTGGCAGGACAAGCTCTTGTGCAAGCGGCATTAGAATCTGCATTACCTGTGGCACAAGCAGATGCTACAATATTTGCACAATTTGAAGATAAGAACTTATCTAATAGACAACAAAGAGCAATGTTAGCTGCTCAACAAAGAGCAGAGTTTATAGGTCAAGAGTTTGATCAAGAATTTCAAGCTAGAGTTGCAAATGCTTCAAAGATTAGCGATATAGCAAATCAAAATTTTACTGCAGAGCAAGCTATAGCTTTAGAGAATAGTCAAGCCGCAAATACAATGAACTTAAATAACTTGTCAAATAGACAGGCTCTTGTATTAGCAGAAGCATCAGCGTTAAGTAATATGGATATGTCTAATTTAAATAATAGACAACAAGCTGCAGTTCAAAACGCACAAAACTTTTTACAATTAGATATGGCTAATTTAAGTAATCTACAACAAACAGAATTATTTAAAGCACAACAAAGGATACAATCTTTGTTCACAGATCAAGCCGCAGTTAACGCTGCTAATCAATTCAATGCAACATCTCAAAATCAAGTAGATCAGTTTTTTTCTAACTTATCACAACTAGCATCGCAGTTTAATGCAACACAAGCAAATGCTCAATCTCAGTTTAATGCAGGTCAAGTGAATACAGTAGAAAGATTTAATGCTGAAATAAATAATCAACGTGATCAGTTTAATGCACAGAATCAATTAGCTATAGCACAGAACAATGCAGTATGGAGAAGAGAGATTGCTACTGCAGATACTGTTGCAGTAAACAGAGCTAATGAACTCAATGCAAATGCAATATTAGATATATCAAAAGAAGCCTACGATAATCTGTGGTCACATTATAGTGATACAATGGAGTGGGCATGGAGAAGTGCAGATAATCAATTAGATAGAATAAATCAATTAGCCATAGCAGAAGTTAGTGCTGATATTAGAAAAGAAGTCGCGGCTATGGAATCAAGCTCTGCTGCAGGAACTGCAGTGGGTAATTTGATAGGCACATTAGGTGGTGCTGCAATAACTAGAGGACTATTTGGATAATGATAACAAACCCAACACTACAAATTTTAAATTCATTTGCAAAATTAAAATTACCAGAAAAAGAAGCTAAACCTAAAAGTATGGGCATGATGTCAAGATCGAGAACACCTGTTCAAGAAATGTCTGACACAAAGAAGCAACCTGCAATGATAGCAAAAGAAATACAAATGCATATTAGAAATGCAAGAAATACACAAAAGAATGGAGACAAAGACGATGGAACAATCGTTTGATAGACCCATCCCCGGAATGGGAATGACACATGAAGTAGGAGCTAGACCTTGGCAAACCCCTCCAGCATTAGTAACAGTAGAGGAAGCTACTGATTATTATATAGAAAGAATGGGATCAGATCAGTTTAAAGCACAATTGATTGATGTCATGGAAATGGGTGTGCCATTAACCACTTTAGCAAATACTATACAATTAGCTAGTGTTATGGAAGGTATGCATACAGTTGACGTAGGCATACTAATGATACCCATTATAGTAGAACTAATGATTACAATAGCTGATTCTGCAAATGTTAAATATCAAACAGGAATGGAAGGTATGGAAAATGAAAGACCTACTATTGCTAATAGAATTATAAGTGACATTATGAAAGAAAAAAATTTAAATCAGGATGATATGCCTGTAGAGGAAAATCAAGAAACAATGCAAGAAGAGCAACCCCAACAAGAGCCTATGGGATTAATGTCGAGGAGAGCATAGATGTTTGGTAAAATATTTGGTGGAGAATTTGGAAAAGGTCTTACAAAAGGATTGGCTCAAGGATTAGAGAAAAGTTTTGCTGACGATATTGAAAGAACTAAAAACAATGTAGATAATCTTGTAATAGAATCTTATAAAGGTCAATTAGAAGCTAAAAAAGAATTTGATAGAGTTTATAAAGAGAACAGAAAGATTGTTGATCAGATTATTGCTAACTTAGGTGGAGAGCAAGGTGCTGATAATCCTAAGGCGATTGTTGCTGCTCAAGGATTAATATCTGATCAAGGATTAGATGGTGCTTTAAAATATTCTGAAAATTTAAGTAATCAATTTCAATTATATGGCAGAGACCCAATAAAAAACTTAGGTATAGCAAAAAGCGTAAATCACTCAACTCCTATAACTGCTGATTTATTAACTAAGTCAACTGTTCCTGCTATTAATATTCCTAATATTAAAGAATTAGCGAAAGACACAGACGTTGGCATAATGAAACTTTTTGGAAATATTTTAGATAAAGACGATGATTTTACCACTAGTCAAGTAGAAACAAGAGTCAAAGCATTAGCAAGAGCTAGAGGAATTGATTTAAATAGAGGAGATTTAAATTTACCTGCAGCAGTTAAAGTTAAACTTGATCCCTTAGTTTTAGGTATGCAATCCAACCCTACAAATGAAATAATAAGATTACAAAATTATTTGGAAGATAATAAACAAGGCATGTCAAATGACACAGAGGCTAGAGTCAAGAATATGATTCAAGTACAACAAAATATTATTGATAGACAGAATAAAATTAAAACACAAAGAGCTCCCGGACCTTTTAATGAAGCTGAGGCAAAGGACTATATGAAATTTATAACAGATCAAATTGTAAGTGCATTTGACATAAATGTTAAAAGAAATGATTTTACAGGTGCTTATATTTCAATTGGTGATAAAAATAAAAAAAATAAATTAGTGATGGATTATGTAAACAAAATTATGATTACATTAAATGATGCCGCTAAAAAAGGAGTATTAAGCAAACAAGGAAATTTTATGACTGTTGTGTCTCAAGCTATTCTTGCAAATAAAAAGTTAGTAGATGTCGATGGTGTTTTGACAACTGTGAATGATGATGTAATATTTAACCAAGAAGATTTTGATACACTTAAAAATAAAACAACAAGTCAATTAAATCAACCCGGAAAGACAAAGTTATCAGGCATGAATCAATCTCAATTAGTGGCAAAAATTAAATCTATGCAACCAAACACACCTGATAGAACAAAAACTATGGATCAGTTAGTAAAACTTATAATTAGTAACAGAAAGGCTCAAGGGACACCCATAAGTTATAATGATGCAATGAATATAGCTAAAAATTTAATAAAATAGAGAGTTTAAATGCAGTATGAAATAGATGCTGATTACACTCAGTTTGATCAAAAAGGTTTAACTAGAGAAAATCTAACCCAAAACGTAAATTTTTTATCAGATGCTAGAGCCTTTTTAGCAGATAGAGAAGATTACTATTCCGATAACCCTGAAGACATATACGACAGATACTTAGAACATTTTCGTTATCAAAACGTTAATGAGGTAACTGCTGTAAGAGATATGTATCAAGCACAAGATTACAAATCAAAAGGTGATGATGAAGGTCTAGCTAGAATGGGCAGACTCATGGACACTTTTGATAAGCAAGATAGCGAGTATACAACGGAAACTTTAACAGATTACTTAGGTGGTGTGTTTACTGCTCCATCTACTTATGCAGGTATGTTTTCTTTTGGGGCTGCGAAAAGTGGTGCTTTAGCTGCTCAACAAGGAATAAAGTTTGGAATAAAAGAAATAATTAAAAATGGTGCTAAAGTTGCAGGTAAAGATTTGACAACAGGAGCATTAAAAAAAGCAGGTAATTATTCTAGATTAAAAGCATTAAGAGAAGGCTTTGCAAATGGTGGATATAAAACTGCTATAGGTGCAGGTGTTGTAGACGCTTTAGGTGCATCAGGAACTGCTGCCGCTCAAGAAAAAACTAGAGTTACGATTGATCCTGAAAGAGAGTTTGACAATAGTAATGTTGCATTAGCAGGTGCGTTAGGATTTCTTCCCGGAACTTTATTGGGTGGATTTACAGGTGCAAAGAAAGCAATAGCAGGTAATACTGCAGAAATGTATTTAAAAAATGCATTAAAAGAAAATAGAAAAGCAGTACATTCATCTTTTAAAAATCACACTTTAAAAAATTTAAAAGACAAAGGAACTATAGGAAAGTTAACTAAAGATTTAAACTCAAAATTAAATAAAGTAGCTTTGTCAAAAACTGCAGAAGAGTCACTTGAAAAAGGTAAAAAACTAAAAGAGGATTTAGCTCCTGAAGTTGGAACACTATTTAGCTTAGATAGTAAAATTATAGCTAATATATCATCTGCAGGTGCAGAAATAATAGATATGATAGGACCTAGAGCAGGTGTTACTAAAGGCAGTAAAGAAGATTTAGAAGAGAGAATAACTTCTAGAATAGCAAGAGGTTTTTCTTTACCTAATGAAGAGATGAAGGGTAAGTTAATGGATGCCTTTCAAGGTATTCTTAAAAAACATAATCTAACTGCTCAAGAGTTTGGGTCATTGTATTTAGCAGAGATATCTGAAGCAGGTAGAACATTAGGTGTGCAAAGTAGAATATCAAAAGCTCAAACTAAACAATTATTTGAAGAGTTAAATGAGGTAGACAAAAATTTATATACTTTAGGTAGAACTACAGAACAAGCTAGAGAAGAGATTCTTAAAAATGCAGATAGAGGTAACTTTTTAAACTCTATCAATGATGGACTACGTGCATTAAATAAAACACGTATTGGTTTAATGACAGTGCAACTAGCTACAACTGTAAGAAACACTACAAACGGATATCTTAGAAATTATGTTTATGGTCTTAATAATTTAAACGCAGGTTTACTTAGAACTTTAGTTGTAGCACCTCAAAGATATGTGAGAGGTGTGATATTTAATGATGATCAATTAAAAAAAGCAGGTGCTTTTGCTGCCAAAGAAGGTGTGGCAGATTTAAAAAATGCATTTAGTTCTGCGTATTTAAAAGATTTAGTTTTAGGAATACAAAGTGAAGACACTGCAGTATTAGTTAAAATGTTTAAAGACCCTAAATTAGGTAATTCTGAAAAAGCATCAGAATTGTTTAGATCACTAGGAGATATAGGAAACAGTGTAACATCAAAGATAGGAACACAAAATAGCAGAATGATGAGAGTTGCTTCTTTGCTCAACGGATTTAACACCATGAGTGATAACATGTTTAAGGCAGCTATATTCTCTAGAGAGATAGACAAATTAATTAGAATAGATGCAGGTGACGTATTTAAGAAAAATGGAATAAATAATTTAAGTGATTTAGTTTCTAGTGGCAACATGAAGTTAATGGATGACAAAGCCATAGCAAATGCCATGTCAGAGGCAATGGATTTTACCTATCAAACAGGTAGATTTAGAGGAAGAAAAGGTGGATTTAATCAAGTTGCAGCAGGTTTCATTGATACCTTTAGCACACAGTTAGGATCAACATTTGTTCCTTTTCCAAGATACATGGTAAATGCATTTAGATTTTTTTATGAACATGCTCCTGTATTTGGGATGATTGACGCTTTTGGTATATTAAATAAAGCCAGAGGTGCAGATAAATTTGCAAAGCAAATAACAGGCTTTGGAATGATTACTGCTCTCTATGGCATGAGACAACAGTTTGGAGATGAGACCACAGGTGCTTATCAATACAAAAATCCATTCGGTCATGGTACATTTGATGCAAGAGCAGCCTTAGGTCCTTTCACTGCATTTGCGGCACTAGCAGATTATTTCTACAGACTAGGAAAACCTAATGGTTTCTTTGAAAGAGTGTTTGGTTTTAGATTACACGATAATGAAAAGGTGTCAGAAAAGATAAGTATAAGAGATTTAACCACTGCATTAACAGGTGGAGCATTTGGTAGAGCAGGTGTGAGTTTAGACATGATGGATGGATTAGTGTCTGCTTTGACTAAGGAGTCAAATCTTTCTGATGAAACTAAATTAAATGAAGTTGGAGCTAGATTTTTAGGAAATTATTTTAGCACATACACTGTGGGTGCAGGGGTGTTAAAAGATGTATATGCTATGGTTGATCCTGATTACAGGTTATTGACCGACAATACAGATGTTGAGTTTATTCCTTACGTATTGAAACAAGCTACTCGTTCATTTCCAATGGAAGCACACGCAGATGGTGACGGATTCTTTGAAAGACCTGCACAAACATCCCCATACAAAGCAGGTGGCATACAAAATCATATGCCTTTCTTCAGACAGATAACAGGATTGACCCCACAAGAGCCAAGAAATACTGCACAAAAAGAACTAGATAGATTAAAATTAGATTATGTTGAAGTAGCACCAAGAAAATTAAAAGACCCTGAAGCGAATAGAGATGCAAGATTATACACAGGTTATGCATTAGAGGGATATTTAACTGATTATATTAATAGTTCTGATTATAATAGTTTAGATAATGATGCACAAAAGAAAAAAGCTCTTAAAATAGAAATGGCTAATATTAAAAATGAAGCATTAGCTTATGCTTTAAGTAGTCAGGATTGGGATACAACCGATGATATAATCAGAAAAAATAGAGCAAGATTTTTTAGACTCCGTGGATTAGATAGAGAAATAATAGAAAGAGAATGGAGAAAACAAAATCCGGGTCAGGATATAGAAATGGATGATTACGGAGATTTATTGGAAATAGGGGAAGATTTTGGAATAATTAAGTAGCAACGTATCTTAATATTCCCATCATTAACGCTGCACAAGCAACACCATTAACCATTAATAATGCTCTATCATGCCAAAGATAAGCCATACCAGTTAAGCAACCTGTGCCTACGCAGGAGGATATCAAATCGTAGAAGGGGAACACACCGACTGCTCGACAGATTATCCCTGACATGATGAACATAGAACCTATCCATTTTAGATACCAAGATAGGTCATGCGTTGGAGTTATTTTTTGCATTTAACTCCTTTAACTTTTTTAGAATTATATCTGTTAAACCCTGCACAAGTTTAACATTCTCAAATATCTCTTCTAATTTTTTTGAAGTAGTATTATTTTTCTTTTCCATAAACTCTTTAGCTTCTTTTTCTAGCCTCATTCTTTTCAACCTGTTTAAAATAAGCAAAGTTATAACCTCTTTGCCACTCCCTATGTTGCATAGTTTTTGCAGGAAAAGGATTCTTTTTATTAAATCTAAAACCTGTGATGCCCTGATTATACTGCAACTTCAAAGGTGCATCATATTTACCTAGACCTCTTTCTTGTCTACTTAGATTTTTTTTCTTCTTTATCACTTTTTTCTACAGTCTTTCTTTCAAAGTATTTTATAAGCATAGATAGTCTAGCATCATATTTGTCTATGGCTTCTAACTCCTTATCTATTGATCCTTGTATATCAGAGTGTTCTCCAATACCAACAGATGTTCTTAAAAATACTTCTACGTTAGCTATATGTCTGTTTATATTGCCAACATAATAAGACTTTAAAGCTCCTAATAACATTTCTCTCATAGTTATCTTCCTTCTATATCAACTATCTCACACGATCCAGCAACACATGCCAAATCTTTACTTCCTGTAGTTGTATCTTCTTTTTCAAAATCTTTTAGTTTACTCCAATCAATTGACTCAGGCATATCATTTAATAAATTATTATATTCTTCTTCATCAATATCTTGATAAGGTGCTTGCTTGTAAGTGTGTTCACTAAAAGGTAAAAAAGATATTCCTGATACCTCATCAAAGTTATCATACACCCATGCACCAACTTTCATCCATTCGTTCTCTTTTACAGATACAGTGACTGAAGGTTTGTGTTCACACCAATGTCTTTGAAAAGTTAACCAATAATTAAGTTGTTCTATGGCAGTCATCTCAGTTCTGGTGGTAGCACCTTTTGGTGATTTCATAGGAAAACTAAAAACAGAAACACTGTCAGGCTTAGTAATATCAGGCTCTATAGGTATACCTGCTTCTTTCATAAACTGTGTTAGTGGGTCTTTATTATCTCCACGAACAGTTCTAATATAATACGAATTATGTCTAGCATGAATACCACTTGCACTATCGACTAACTGAGAAACAGTTCCTGATGGTTTAATGCAGGTAATAGCAGTAGATTGAGGTATACCTAAATCTTTAGCTACCTTTTTATTTGTTTCTACTGCAACTTCTTTTAATTGTTCAAGAGTGTCTTCTAAATTTTTATCGTATGGAGATAGAATAGGACAATCAAGAATACCTGTTAGGGAAACTCCTAACAATCTTTCTTCTTCTGTATTATCTTTCCACACCTTACGTAGATATTTAAAATCTGTAAGAGTAGATTGGAATGTTCCTAATATAGTAGCCATTCTAACTTTATCTTTTAATGTTTGTAAATCATCTGTTTGTCTACATACGACCTCTGTAAGATTACAAAACTGATAAGGTCTTAATATAATCTCACTACAAGGATTACAACCAAACTGTATATAATCTAAAGGTAACACAGGCTTTTCTACTAAAGCATATTTTCTTCTTTTATTTTTAGCTGCTTGTTTGATGGCTGATTCTCTATTGAAAATGCCACGCTCTCCTGATTTAGATTCATATAAGGCTGTCCATTCTCTCATGAATGTACCCATCTCAGGTTTACCTTTGAATGCTACAGAGTTATTGGCTAATGCTCTTTGCCCTTCGTTCTCCCACCATTGACCTGACTTTGCATGTCTCATTTGATCATCACCTAAATTAGACAAAGATATAAGTGCAGAACGTCTAACACCACCAACAACTACAACTTCTCCTATCTTGCACATAATATCGTGACACTCAATAGGATATAGTCTTCTTCCTGATGCCTTCTTAAATATGCTTATGCAAAAATGATATAAGTCTACTAAAGGTTGAGGACCTGACGCTCTACCACCAAATGTTTTTAATCTTGCACCTGATGGTCTAACTTGTGTTACATCTAAAGATGGAACTTGTCCCACATATAACATAGCAATAAGTTCACGTAATGCTCTTGCCCAACCCGGTCTGCTATCTCCAACTGTTATAACTGTAGTGCTATTTTCAAAGTGTTCATTAACTACAGGTAACTTATCAACATTCTCTCTTTCAACAGAGAATCCAACACCTGTGCCACACATAAGAATGTACATACATTCATCAAAACTTCTTGGACTATCCACAGGTATGTAGCTACAGTTGTAACCTGCAACATGACATCTGTCTAAAGCAACACCTGCAGTCATCAACGCTCTCATACTAGGCATAACACTAAGAGAAACAATAGCATCAGTCATTTTTTCTTTTAATGCCTTTGTTATTGTATAATCATTTTTAGTTTTAAGATGATTATCCATGTAATCAAAATATCTATCAACAGTTTCAAGCCAAGTTTCTCTTCTTTGCTCTTCATCATTCCATCTCGCATAACGAGATAAAGCTATAAAATTTTGATAATCTGTTGGTAAATAATTATTCATCTATGTCTCCTGTGTTCTTACCTTTATGCTAGTCACTTTTAGACCATCCACCTCATGTATTATATCTTTTAAATAATCTTCTATTTCCTGCCCTACATCTCCATCTGATGGTATTGGATATTCGTTAGGGTCAGCTTTAACATTTAAAATTATGTTAACTCGTATCATCTTTCTTTACTTTAATTAGTCTCTTCAAATAAAATAATGCTTTTTCTAAATCCTCAACACCATTTTTATATCTATATCTCCAAATATATTTTATTATATTGCCTTGCAGATAATACTCACTGCCTTCATTTGTAGCAGCCAAAATTGCATCCAAAGCCTCTATACCTGCTTGATTGTAATGTGGTGGATGATTAACCATATCCATAATCTCTTTGTGATCAGATTGTTCTCTTGCTTGTTTTCTAGCCATGTCACCTATTTCTTTAAATTTTCTATTTAATTCTTCTCTGTACATTCCCATATTAATCTTCTCTTTTAAAATCTATATGTATAACATTATCTTTTTCTTTTTTTATGTCAAATTTTTTCTTAACAAAAGTAGCTAAAAACTGCTCCATTTTTATTGCCACACTTGGCTCTACTTCCATGATAGGAACTGAGCAAGCTATTAACTCTGCTAAATGATTTAAAGCCTTTTGACTTTCTTTATCCAACGTAGAATTAGGATCACAAATAATATTTAATTCAACATCTCCACCCCAGTAAGTTCCTTCTGCTTTTGGAACTAACTCTATATATACTGCATTTGCTTTTCTTCTCATAACTATTTCCTTTCATTTTTGCTATGTAAATCTATAAAATGTTCTGCATCAACCAATAACAATGGTTTGTGATTGTTACGTTTAATTACAACGATAGGTTCGTAATCTTTACTATTTTCTTGTGCTTGAAAATAAGACTTCCATATATTTATCTTTTCTTGATTCTTACATTCAATAGAATAGGGAAACTTTTTTCTTGCTGCTCTTGCCATTATCAAATCTTCCCCACCTGCACCCATTGATCTTGATTCAACATCATCAGGATGTATATCTAGTTTATGTATAAGAAGGTCACGAAACCATTGTTGTAATCTTCTGCCTTTTGCTTTCGCACTTTGTGGTTTTACCAAATCTTCTCTGCTTCTTTTTTCATCTTATCCGACCACATCCAAGAGTCAGTATTTGGAAACTCATACTGTGCTAAAGTATGCTTGTCCTCACTTAAAGATAAAAATCTTTGTATTGTAAAAGCAACTGTTTTTATTTGCTTTTTGTAGGCAGATAAACTTCTTAATGAAAACTTTTTACTGTCTTTAGAACTAGCAAAAAACAAATCTACCTTCTTATCAGGATATGCCATAGAGTATAAAGCCATCTGTCTCTTTTGTGATTCTGTAGGCTTTGATGGTATCCTTGCAGTTGTCTTTAAATCAACTATGGTATTATCAAACAAAAAATCAATATAACCAATAATAGGTATGGGTAAATCATCTAACTGTACCTCTACTTTTTCTTGATATCCCTCAAGTTTTTTGTATTTAAATTTTTCATCTAATACTTTACCATAACCCTCAAGAGACTTTCTCTCTTTCTCTGTTCTAGCTTCATGTAAATCAATACCTGCTTCACCACACAAAGCTACAAATTTTTTGTCAAGCATATCAAAGTCATAAAATCCTTTCTCAACTTTCTCTGCTAATACATGCTCAAGTGCAATACCTCTCATAGCACTAGCACCACTGAAGGATTTAATGCCAAAGAGGTATCTCATTATCCACTGAGACTTGTCTGTAATATAAGTATTTATACTACTAGGTGATAAATAATTTATATTATGCACCTTGAAAGGATCATTTTTAATCACTGAGAATCTTCTATATCAATAAAATCTTCTACAGTTTGTATGTCCTCTTTACTAACTTCTCCTTGCCTACTCTGAACTCTATTATCCCACTCTTTGCAAATGTAATCGTTAAAGTTTTTAACAAAGTCGTTAAAATCCCTAAACATCTTTTGATCTTCTTCTGTCATATCAAAACTTGCAGAGAAGTCTACTTCAGCTATAGGTGTGTAAAACTTACTACCATTAGGCAAAGGATTAGCATTAGTGCCATTAAAATGTATCGCATGTTGAATTGGCAATACAGACTTAGCAGAAAATTCTGCAAACTTATCGCCAAATATTTTAAAAGCATCCTTGTTGTCAACTTCCCAGATGAAAGGAAAATCTGTTCCATCTTCAACAAGAATACCTTTATCGTCAACAGGACTATCTAAAGTCACTGTGCCAAACACGACCCTTACCCTTTTAATCTGCCTGATTAAATCCTGCATATCTTTTGGTAAGGCTTGAAAATCTTGAACATAACCTGATGGCTTACCACAATTAAAACGACCTGTGTTATCCTTCAAATCCATGTTAAGACTATCTGCCATGATGGTTCGGTGGAAAGAACCCTTAGGTTCACCACCTTTGGCACTAGCATTAGCGACATACCTTTTGAGCATGAATCGCTGCATAAATGGTCTGATTGTAATATTCTTTGAAAACAAAAAGGTGGAGGAATCCTCTTTTACTATTTCAAGTCTGTAACAACCACCCTCAACAACTTCGACATTTGAGAGCTTACCATTTATCTCTGCCTTACCCATAATAGGTGAGTGCCAAATTCTTAATCTATTCAATGTGTTAGAACGCTTGGCTGGCTTATCTGTTGCCATGCCCATTGCCCTTGCTAAATTTTCATAGCTATCTGTGTTAATATTAGCTAATTCTGTCATCAATGACTCCTTTATAAAGTAGTAATAGTTTTATCACGATACCTCTTTTGTGTCAAGCCAGTTGTCACCCATCTTCGCTTCGAGTAACAATGGCACATTAAAATTGATACCATAATAATTGTCTATTATTGTTTTCATATCATTATTGATTGATTTAATTATAAACAAAACTTGATCTTGTTCCTCAGGATGAACATCAATAACTATTGAGTCATGCACTGTGTTAACAATACAAGATTTACAAGTAGATAATCTTTCATCAATCTTCATTAAAACAA